GGATACGTAGCCAGCGCGGCTACCATCCTGGCTACCGGTGCCAAGAGAACCTGCATGTCTCAGTATGCGTTCTACCTTATTCATAAGGTATCCAACTGGGTGGATGCATGGGGCAACTACAACGCCGACCAGATCCAGCAGCTTATCGACGACCTGAAGGCCAACAAGCTGGAGAACGACAAGATGGACTTGGTGCTGGCCAACCTCTACGCCAACAAATGCAAGAAAAAAGTGGACGACATTCTTCCTATTTTAAAGGAAGGCCGCTGGCTTACTGCCCAGGAAGCGCTCAAATACGGATTCATCGATGAAATTGTAGAAGACGGTTCGAAGCTGAACTTCGACGATGCCATGAAGACTCGCTTCAACATGTTCCATCTTCCTGCTTTGCCCACCATAGAGGGCAAGACCGAAATCCCCGAATCAGATAATGCACCCAGTTGGTTCAACAACTTTGTGAATAAATTCTTCAAAGGACACCAGCCGGATACTCCACAGGCACAAAATAAACCACTTAATCATTCAACAACACAAATGAAAAAGGATTATCAGAAAGTCAATTCCATCTTGAAGATCGAGGGTGTGGAAGTTGACAAAGATGGTAAGGTTACGCTTACCGAAGACCAGGTCAAGGCCCTCAATGACCGTATCGCCAATCTGGAGCAGGAATCTTCTGATAAAGACAACCAGATTTCCGAGTTGAAAAAACAGAATGAGAATCTTCAAAAATCGGATGGTGAAGATACCTCCCACATCAATGGTGACGAAGGAGACGATGATGATCTCACAAAGCTCAACACAGCACAAGAAATGTTTAACGACGTAAAGGATATATTATAATGGCAGACACTACTGGACACGTAAAAATCACTGACGAACAGCTGGCTAAGTCGGCTATCCGTTACCGTAAAGAATTGCTGATGATGCCGGTACTGGCATTAGGTACCACATTGCAGCACATGAATAAGAGACCGGGAGTGCGCGGCAAAGAAGTTGTCGGGGAACTCTCTGGAAATATTGAACTGGGTCCGTATGACGAAGGTCGAGAAGATACCGATGGCGTATCTATTAATCCACGTACCTTGGAAACCTTCCTCGGTAGCGTAGTAAAGAAGTTTTCTCCCAACTCCGTATGGCAGACTGTATATGGAAACTTGATTTCCAAAGGTGAATCCCTGAAAAATGTGGATATTTCACTTCAGGTGCTTTCTTTCTTAACTGCAAAACTGGGTGCAAATCTGAATCTGCATATCTGGGATGCAAAACGTAATGACAGCGGCACGAAGACCAAGGAACTGTTCAATGGTTTTGATACGATTACCAAAACCGAGAAGGACGCGGCTAAAATTTCAGAGGATTTAGGCAACATGTTCACTATCGAAGCAATCAGCAAAGACAATGCTGTGGATGTGTTGAAACAATTCTACCGTGCAGCTGACCCTGTTTTGCGTGAAACCCAAACAAAACTGTACATTCCACAAGGCGTGTATGACAATTATGTCGACGATTACCAGGCGACAGCAGGGCACGTACCTTACAACACCGGATTTGAAAAGACTTATCTCGAAGGCTCCAACAACCTTTGTGAACTGGTCCCGCTGGCGAACAAGGCAGGTTCACCGTTCATTCACCTTTCTACTAAAAGCAACATGCTCGTAGGTTTCGGTAACGGTGCCGATGCGGAAAATATTACCGTCGAAAAGCATCATGCCTTCAAGTTGGATTACATCGCTACTATGTTCTTCGGAACAGAATTCGAGTCAATTTCTAAAGAGCGTCTGCTGGTGGGTACCATCGACGGTACAACTCCGGTTCTCGCTGGCATAGGAGGGTAAATTATGGCAGTAGATTGTACAAGCAAAGGGATGTACGAATCCCTTTCCTGGTGTCCAGGTCAGACCTCGCAGCCAGGTATCAGACGTAAGGTTTTCTTCATTCCGAAAAGCTGGATTGAAAAATGGCCGGTGCTTCCTGACATTGACGGAGCGGAGAGCATGGCTGCATTAGCCACATACGAAGGCGACTTTGTGCTGGCGGCAGACAAGAAATGGCAGTACCTGGAGGTATTGACCACCAAATCCAACATTGCCTCTGATTCACAAGGTGAAAAACCTTCCAAAACGATTCTTAACAAAGCCACATTGTTATATGCTGGTACAGACGAAGAAGCATCAGGATTTTGCCGACAGGCAAATAATGATGAGATGATTTATCTGTGCCAGCAGCGTAACGGAAAGTTTCGCGTGGTAGGTTCAGAAGCTTATGATCCTGATACAACAATCTCCCAGACCTCCGGCGAAGGAGAAACAGGTACAGCGGGAACTACCCTCACGGCACAGTGTACGGACATTTGCCCGTCACCGTTCTACATAGGCAAAATCGAAACAGAAGATGGCGATATCTCCGGAGCGGATGGTAGCGCAATCCTTCCGGGTGGATAATAATAGGAGGCTACAGTTATGTACATAGATGAACAGTTAACCATAAACATGCAAGGCTGGCTCAATACGGAGCCGGCCAAGCGTGACCTGATGAAAGGTGCGGAAATGGTGCTCAAGCTGACCCGTAACCGCATCCTTTATCAGAATATTTCCCACAATCCGCAGAAGTTTGCAAGCAAGATTGAATATGAGCTGAAGAAACACCTGGCCATCCGCCTGGACCGAAAGACAATTCAGGACGTGGTCAAGATGGACAAAGAGCTGGTTCCGGCCGTAGCTGAAACATTGGCCACCTTCCAGCCTGAACTCAGTTCTGACGACGACACACCGCAAGAAGCGACCATTGCCAAAGGCAAACGCGCGGATCATGATTCACTACCCGAAGAAATCCGTCAGCTGTGGGAAGACAACAAAGACATCTACTTCCGTTTGAAGCAGACTTTTGAGACTTTGAAAACCATGAAGGATGCTCTTCCATGCGACAGGTACGAATACCTGAAGCAACTGGAAGAGCTGGATGCCAGATATCGGGATAACATGAACAAGTACGACCATTTCAATCCGGACACTCAGGGTGCCGGCGGTACAGAAGGTGAATCACCTGAAGACCCCGCTGAAATGGCCAAAAAAGTCAGTGCAGCCCGCGGCTATCTGTCAGACAACAAAAAGAAACTGGCAGAGCTGAAGGAATCCGGAGACCAGGAGAAGTACGAGAAGCTGCTGGCCAAAGTGCAGCAGAGATACGACTTCCTTATCTCCACCGGAAACAACGTAGGAGAAGACCAGGTGAATGCCTTACGTGAATTAGGGTTGAAAGCATGAAACATGTAAACCGATTGCTGAAGCCGTTATCCGATGTGCCGTTACAGGTGTACCTGGATAACCGGCTTCAGCTTTTTGATGTCCTCGAGTTCATCCTGTCACAGACCGGACCGGCTAAAGTCTACGTGTCCACCTTCTCTACTTCCGAGGAGTTCTTGCGCAGATTGTTCTCCCTCCGAAAACGGAAGCTGATTCTTCACTCTGTCCTGATGGCAGACCTGAAGGCAGCCAAGAAAACTGTAAATCTGTACACCTTTATGTCTTCCGTATTCGATGATGTGTACCTCACAGAGAATCACTCCAAAGTACTGCTTATCGAGAACGACCACTGGATGGTTACAGTCGTTACCAGCCAGAACCAGACGCGAGGAAACCGGACCGAATGTGCGATGATCACGACGCAGCCTGACATCTTCCTTACCTTACGAGACCAGTTTTCAGAGATTATTAATACCCGCAGCATACACCTCAATGGAATTCACTTCAGCACAGATTGACAGAATCAAGGAACTTGCCACGATGCTCACCCCGGTATCGGATATTGCAGTCCTGATGGACGTAGACGAACGTCGTTTGCGAGAAATCATTTCCGACAAATCCCATCCGGCCAGCATAGCCTACCGCAAAGGGAAAGCCGAACGGGCATTGCAGATCCGGCAAAACGAGCTGGAGCTGGCAGAAGCCGGAAGCCCGCTGGCGGTGCAGCTTGTGGGTTCCTACATCCGTGACATGGATTCCGACGAAGATTTATAACTATGCCATTACCCGCAACGATTGATATTGCCAAAGAAAACCTCTTCGCCTCGGTCGATGAGATGCGAGAGCGTAACATTCCCGAAGTCATCCAGCAGCGTCTGCTCCGGCTTCGGGACATGTATAATTACTGGCTCCAGTACCCGCGCATACGGGAACAGGAAATAGTGCTCGAGCTTCAGAATCGATACCAGATACAGAAGTCAGCTGCCTACGAAGACATCCGCATCATCAAATACCTGCTGGGTGATTTGAACAAAGCCACCAAGGACTACCATCGTTATCGCTTCATCCAGCGCAACGAAGAGAGTTACGAGATGGCCAAGCGCATGAAGGATGCCCGGGCGATGGCCGCCTGTGACAACTACTACGCCAAGTACATGCAGCTCGACAAGGAGGATGCCAAGGACTTAGGCTACGACAAGATTGTGGTGCAACCCTTCCAGCCGGACAGCGACCCGACGATTATCGGAATCAAACCGATACCGAACATCCGGCAGCGCATTGCGGATAAGATTAAGCAGTACATGAATGAGGATGTCCAGGACATCCAGTTTGAGGATGCCGACTTCAACGAAGACGACATTTTCAACCCTAAAAAATCACAGGAGGCACCCGAACCATGAGAGAATACTTCCATGACACCCAGCAGCAGGTCCTATTCACCCCGGCAAAAGACATAGTACTTTGTGCCGGACGTGGTTGGGGTAAAGGTCCGATTCATGCCGCCATCAACCTGCGCAACATGCAGCGCATGCCAGGAAGCATCACAGGATTTGTGGCGGCCAACTGCAAACGTGCCCTCACCAACACTATCCCGTCCATGCTGATCCACTGGCAACGCTGGGGATTCAAGCGCGACGTACACTGGACTATCGGCAAGAAACCGCCGAAGTCCTGGGGATGGGGTGAACCCATCTTCCAGCCCGACAACTGGGAAAATGTCATTTCCTTCTACAACGGCTCGATAGGTTACATCATCAGCCA